CGGGGACCGCTGGGAAGTGAAGAAGCTGACGCCGCCGCCCGGCGACGCGCTCCACATCCTGTTTGTCGCGAGGCCGTGACATGGCAAAGAAAGCAGGGTTCCGGGGCATCGACAAAGTCACCGGCAAGATGAAGCAGGCCGTGGACAAGGTGCGCAAGGACGCCGTCGAGGAACAGCGCAACGCCGCGCGCACCGCGATGAAACGCTTCTTCGCGCGCACGCCGGTATGGACCGGCGAGACGATCCGAAACTACGCCTGGGGCATCGGCTCCGGGGCGTCGGTACACCACGAGGCGGAAGGCGGCGGGGAGCCCGGCAAGACGAACGAAATGCCGCTCGGCCCGGAGCCGCGCCGCGCGGCAAACGAGGCGGCAGCATGGGCTGACATGGAGGCGGTGCTGGCGAAGCTCACCGTCCTCAACAGCCTCATGATGACGAACAGCTCACCGCACTTCGACCTCGTTGACGCGGGCAGCGCGCCGGGCGGGCCGAACCAGCAGATTCGTAACCCTGGCGGCGTCGTCATGCTCGCCATGCAGGACGTGAAGTCACAGTTGAGGAAGCGGTGGAAGGGGAAGAAGTGACATGAGCATCAACCTGGACAAGCCGCGCGAAATCCTGACCGGGATGAGACGCAGTTCGCTGCGCGCTTCCCCGACGTGCCGATCAAGTACGAGAACCAGAAGTTCACCGAGCCGCGCGACAAGCCGTGGGTGGCTATCTGCGTCGTGCCGGGCATGACCGACCGAGCCGAAATCTCGTCGTCCGGACTGATCTTCGGCTACGGCATCTGCAATATCACGGTGCTGCTCCCCGAGGACAAGGGGACCAAGACCGGGAACGAGATCACGCAGGCCTTGTGGGACATCTTCGGGGATAAGCAGGTAGGCTATCCCGAGGGGGTCCTGAACCTGTTCGGGATGGACCAGCGCGTCCGGGGCATGATCAACGGTTTCTACGTCACGAACGTCCTGTTCGAATACCGCCTGGAAGCCCGGCGCGCTCCTACCAATTGACAGCCCTGTTAACCTGTGTTAACGAAGGTGACGCGGCCCGGTAACCTTAATCCGGGCACGGCTTGTCGCGTCTGTATCCGTCATCAGCGCTGACACCGGTAACCCAAGATAACGGCTCCGGTGGAGCGTTGCCCAGGAGAACAGACATATGGCTACTCTCAGCTCCGCCGAATCCAATCGCGCAAGTATCCGCTACATCAAGGAAGCGGTGTGGGGTACGACCCCCGGCTCTGGCACCACCCGCGAGTTCCGTCTGACCGGTTCCTCGCTCGCCGCTTCGAAGCAGACCAAGGTCTCTGACGAGCTGCGCGCCGACCGAATGGTCGCGAACATCGTCGAGGTCGGCGCGAAGTCGGGCGGCGATCTCAAGTGGGAGCTGTCGGCGTTCACCCACGACGACATGTTCGAGTCCTTCCTCTGCGGCGCTTGGACGAGCGCGCAGAAGGGCCTCGTCGTGCGCGGTTCGACCGTCACCGTGACCGGCTCCAGCCAGATCACGCTGACCGGCGCGGACTACCGCAACTGGCTCACCTCCGGTCAGGTCATCAAGCTGGAGGGCTTCTCCACGCTCGCCAACAACGGCTACTTCACGATGTCCGGCGCTGCTTCCTACTCGGGCGGCAACACCGTGATCACGACTGTCGAGTCGTCGCTGACGATCGAGAGCGGATCGTCCTACACCAAGCTCGTCGATGCGAACGACGTGATCTCCAAGGCGACCACGACGCAGTTCGGCGCGAGCAACACCGTCACGATCACCGGCTCGTTCCGTCAGGCTCCGGTCGTCGGTCAGCGCCTCTGGATCGAAGGTCTCGGCAAGGAGACCGGCACGGTTCAGTCGCTCGTCACCGACCCGGCGGAAGGCGACACCATCACCGTGTCTGACGGCGTCGCGTCCATCGTGTTCGAGGTCCGTACCGACCTGACCCTGATCGGCGCGAACAGCGTCGGCGTCTCGCTGTCTGGCACGCCTGCCACGATGGCGACGAACCTCAAGAACGCCATCAACGACCAGTTCCGCCAGGAAAAGCTGCGCGTTTCGGCGTCGTCCTCTACCGACACCGTGACCCTGACGAACCACCGTCTGACGGGCGGCTCGATCACGACCAGCGACGTTTCGGCGTTCACGGTCGTGAACTTCTCGGGCGGCTCGGCGACGAAGGGCGGCTTCTACACGGTCGCGTCGGTTCCCGGCTCGACCAGCTTCACCACGGTGGAGACACTGTCCACGGACACGAACGCCGGTTCCAAGACTGTCGTGATCAAGGGCGCGCACCTGCGCAACCCCGGCTCGGCGTCGTCCATCGTGAAGCAGAGCTACACGATCGAGACCGGCTTCACTGACGTGGCGAAGTTCTTCACGCAGCGCGGTATGCGCCCCGGCTCGTTCTCGATGAACGTGGCGTCGGGCGCGATCGTGACGGGTGATTTCGGTTTCTCGGGCCGCGACACCGTCGTCGGCACGGCGACCGCGCTCGGCAACGCGGGTTCCTACTCGGTGCTGCCGACGACCGCCACCGAAGTTCTCAACGCCACCGCCAACGTCGGCGCGGTGCTGAAGAACGGCGCTGCCCTGTCCACCGCGATCAAGTCGATCACGATGAAGGGTGACGCGAAGCTGCGCGAGCAGGAGGCGGTCGGCAGCAAGTTCCCGGCAGGCATCGCCTACGGTCGCTTCACGCTGTCCGGCAAGATCGAGGCGTACTTCAACGACCTCTCGTTCTACAACAACTTCCTCAACCACGACACGGTGTCGCTGGCGTTCAGCTTCGAAGACCGTGACCACATGTCGTACTACTTCACGATCCCGGCGGCGAAGATCAAGACGGACCCGATCGCCCCCGGCAAGATCGACGAGGACGTGATGGAAGAGATGGAGTGGGAGGCACAGCGCGACTCGACCCTGAACACCCAGTTCATGATCGACCGCTTCTCGTCCGTTTACCCAACGTCTGTGGTGTAACTTGACGACGAGGGGTAGTTCTGCTACCCCTCGTCATTCAGGTTGACGCCTCGTGAGGAACCATGACCAGCAAAACTCCGGCGAAGAAGAAGAAGTTCTTCGACCTCGTTGCCACGTCCAGCGTGGACCCCGCCGCCCTTGAGGACGGCAAGTGGTTCACCGGTACGCAGATCACCACACAGCCCGGTCTCGACTGCCGCTTCAAGCTGCGTTCGCTCGGCTCCGAGCGTATCCGCGATCTCGATCGCCAGCTGGTGATCAAGTATCGCGCGTTCGCCGACGAGAAGGGCGTACTGCCGCCGGACGCCGTCGAGGCACAGGCGAACGAGCGCATCGCCGCGTGCATCGTGGATTGGGAAGACATCGGCCTGGACGGCGTCGAGTTGCCGTACTCGCCGGAGGCGGCGCTCAAGCTCATCTCCGATCCGCGCATGATCCGCATCCGTGCGGGCATCTACCTGATCGTCAACAACCTTGACCTGTATAGGGGCGAGGTGATCAAGGAAATCGAGGGAAACTAGTAGCCGCTCTCCAGTATAACCTTCAACACGGCGCGAAGTTGAAAGACATCGAGTGGTTGAAGCGACTACAGGCGAGCGGAACCCGAGTGCCTGTACTTGAAGAACTTCCGGTAATACTTCCACACGCACAGTATTACTGGCAGGCCTTCCAGACTTTATCTTCACGAAGACTTATCATCGACAGTAAAGCCCAAGCAATTTCCATCTCGGAGGTGCTGGCCTACGTGCAGTTCATGGGCATCAACGACGCCTACGGGCGGCGCGACTTCCTGCGCATAATGATGATGCTCGACGCCGTCTACCTGTCCTTCAAGCCCACCCCGCCGAAGCGGGGGAAATGAGGTTGTGCCATTCTGGCTCACATGTTAGGTTAGCCCGGATCACACGACCCCTCGGGAGGACGCATGTCTGACGGCTTGGAACTCGTACTCAGTACGGATGACGCACAGGCGTCCCTCGAAAAGTTTGAGGGCGCGATCTCGTCGCTTGAGTCCAAGCTGACGACGATGCAGGGGCCTGACAAGGCCCAGGCTTCGCTGGACAAGCTGGGCAAGATCGAGTTCGGCAAGCGTACGCAGCAGGGTATCGAGGACATCAATCGCGCGGCGACGCAGCTCGCGTCTGCTCCTATCGAGGCCACGGGTGACCGCCTGCGTAAGCTCGGCGACATCCCGATGACCAACACCGCCGCCGGGCTGAACCAGATCAAGAACAGCCTGACGAGTCTCGGCACGGCAGGCACCGCCCTCGACCGCGTCGGTCAGTCCATCACCGGGTTCAACACGAAGGCGCAACAGGGTGCCTACACGGTCGGGCAGCTCCAGTACGCCTTCCAGTCCGCCGCGCTGTCCCCCGCCAACTTCACGTCGGCGTTGCAGACCGGCATCAGCGCGCTCAGCGCATACTCTACCGGCGTCGGCGGTCTCGCTGGCGCGGTCGGTATGCTGCGTGGCGCGTTCATGGCGTGCTGGCCCTTCCTCGCGCTCACCGCCGCGATCGAGGGCGCGCGCTACCTGTACCAGTTCGCGCAGGCCTCCGCCGAAGGCGCGAAGCAGGGTCAGGCGTTGAAGCTCTCGCTCGTCGATGTGTACGGCAGCGCCGAGGACGCCGCGCGCTCGATGCAGCGCCTCAACGACATCGCCTCCGGTTCGCAGTACAGCACCAGCCTCGTGCGCGAAGCCTACACCAAGCTCGCGCCCGCGCTGAAGCAGGCCGGGTACACTGCCGACGAAACCGACAAGTTCATGATGAAACTCATGATCAACATGCGCGCTGTCGGTGCGTCTGAGAAGGAGGCGCAGGAGGACATCGCCAAGCTCGCCAAGGTTCTGACTGAGGGCGGGACGGGCGCGGACGTGCTCAACACGAAGATCGGGCAGCTGTCCAACACCTTCAAAGGCAACCTCGCGGAGTCCGCACAGGTCGTCGGCGACTCGTTGAACGACATCACGGTCTCGGCGAACGACCTCGACAAGGCGCTCGACAAGACGATCAAGACGAGCGGCCCCGAGATCGAGAAGAACCTGAGCGGCTGGGCGGGCGTCGGTCGAAAGGTATCGGTCGCGTGGCAGGGCATCGGCGAGGAAGCCGCGAAGTCGGCGCTCGGGTTCAACAAGGTGGACACCGCCGCCAAGCAGACGGCGGAGAGCGTCGCGGCTGTGGCAACGGCGGCGGAAGACGCTGCGCCTGCGCTTGAGCAGGCGGCATCGTCGCAGACCACAATGGCGGACAGCGCCGCAGCGGGCGCGGAAGCGCTCAACAAGATCGTGGAGGCTGACAACGCCCTCGCCACGCAGACGCCGCCTGCGGCGGAGGCGATGTCGAATATGAGCAACGCCCTCGACCAGATGGGCGGCAAGGCCGACGAGAACAAGAACAAGCTGAACGAACTTGCGACTGCCGAGGACAAGGCGAAGAAGGAAACGGACAACGAGGCGCAGGCGCTTGTGCGCGTTGCTGCCGCGAGTTCGTCTGCCGCGAGCGGTCTTGAGGAGGCCGGTGCCGCCGCCGAGAAGTCCGGCGAGGAAGCCGCCATGTCCGCTGCGGAGTGGGACCGGCTCAACCAGTCGATCCTCAAAGCGCAGGGTGCGGCGGCGCAGGGCTTGCAGTCGAACGGTCTGCGCGGTGGCGGTAGCAGCGGGGGTGACATCCCCGCGACCAGCATGTCCGATTGGGGTAACGACGAACTCAGCTTCACCTCCAGCCTGTTCTCTGGCGGCGGTATCTCGCACGTCGGCACGGGCAAGTCTGCGTCCGTACCGGCGAGCGCCTTCGTCAACGCGCCGCGCTTCGCTGGTGGCGGTCTCTCGAATGATCCGACCGGCATCCCTGCGGTGCTCCACCCGAATGAAGCAGTCGTCCCGCTGACCGGCGGCGGCGCAATCCCTGTCGATCTCACTGGTCTCCAGAACAGTCTGGCTCCGGCGGACCCTGGCAATCAGCCGGGCGGCTACCAGGGTCCGAGCCCGATCGAAATCTTGCAGGGCATCAAGGACGAGACGAACAAGGTCTGGGAAGCGATCAACACGCAGACCGAGCTTGAGAGTACGTGGTTCGGAAAGCTGAACACGACGGCTGAGAAGATCGACGCCGACATTGGGCTGTTGCTGACGAAGATAGTATCGCTCGGCACCAGCAGCTCGGGCAGCAGCTCGTCTGGTAGCAGCAGCTCGGGCGGCAGCTCGTCCGGCAGTAGCAGCAGCGGTGGAACGACG